ATGGAATATGGCTTGCTCACTATGAAGGCTACAGGGAGGGTTATTGGGTTGCCACTGGTGATGTTAAATTTTCAACCGACCCCGCTAAATTAAATGAAAAAAACACATGAACTGGTTACCAGAACACAAATGTGGTTTATATCTGAGTCACAATGAACACCGTGATGTTTACGAAACTGTTGAAGAATTTTATGAAGCCGACTTTTTTGTTTCACCAGAAGAATGGCATAAGGCTGTAGCGGAAGATAGCGTCTGGGTGTTGCATTGGTATCCATATACGCCTATTGGGTTTCACCGTGTTGCCGCATCAACATTGGAGGCCATCGAAGCCAAACTCAAGGAGAAAAACACATGAAAGATATAGCAATGATTGGCGGAATATTTGAGACTGAAGAAGGTGCAAAAGGCTTTCAAAATTTACTCATTGATGACTCAATCGTGGTAAAATTCTATATGCCAAATGCTCAGATGCCTATCCTTTATTGGGTAGCCAATCAGCAGTTGGTAGATAACCTCAAGGAGACACTTGATGCGTGACCTCTTATTTAATCTTGCAATGACTGTACTACCCATCATGGCAATATTGCTGATAATTGACTTTATCCTTTGCTTGGTAACTGGATATGACTATGACTGAAGTCTGGATATTTGTGTTTGGAATGCTAGTTGGCATCGGGTTATGGAATGTAGCTATAATTACTTACAGAGAATTGTATGCCCGTAGAGAAGATCAGAACCTTCCTAGGCCGCTACTTAGAGAGAGGGGTAACTAAAGTAACAGAGGGTGTGATCTACAGGTGTACAGACTGTGGAGAGAGTTGGGATAAGGATCAGGCGCACAAGTGCCTGACAACAAGTAAGAAGATTGGGGAGGAGCCTGTGCACAAGGTGACAATGATCTAGTCTTCTTATTTGTTGGTGTCCAAGCTGAAGGTCTGTGGCATTAAATGAGTATCCTTAATACCGCCAACAGCTAACAAGTATGAGGATTGTAGGCTTTCCCACCTCCCGAAAGGGCTATGCAGGGAAGTTAAAGTAACGTGCAGGTCGTACCTACAGTCCTCATTCTTGTTGGTGTGGCGAAAGCCTGAGACTGGTAACCTGCGTTAATGTTCAAGGCAGGACATCAACAACTATAACTAGGAGTTAATGATGGCAACAAAGAAAACAACAGCCACAAAGAAGTTAATGGACGATCCCCAAAAGACTGAATCCGACTTCCAACAGATGAATGACTATCTGGACTATGTAAGCGCCAGGATGAAGTATCTGAACGCCCAAGTAAGAGCGCTGAAGATAGAGAACGATCAGCACAAAGCCACAATAAGGCGCATGGATAGACGAATCCAGAACGCCTGATATACAATACAGGCATTAACTTGGTTCGACATTGGAATAATATGGATAACGTAACCGAAAAGCCCAAGAACAAGGGTGGACGCCCAACAAAATATACGCCCCAAATAGCGGCAGAGATCTGTACCCTCATCAGTAATGGTATGAGTGTTAGACAAATCCTGAAGGCGGATGAGAAGATAGGAAAGTTCCCAAGTCAGGCTACGATCTATGAGTGGTTGATTGTTCATCCAGAGTTTGCTGAGCAATACGCACGTGCACGGGAAGATCAAGCCGACACCATTGCTGATGAGATCCTCCAAATAGCTGACGAAACCCCAGATACAGAGCCAGTGATTGACCGCAGGACTGGTGAGCTAATCAGGATGGAACTGAGCAACTCCTACATCCAATGGCAAAGAAACCGCATAGATGCCCGTAAATGGACGGCTATGAAGCTCAAGCCTAAGAAGTATGGGGATAGGACAACGATTGCAGGGGATAAGGAAAACCCACTGCAAAGCGAGATTGTCGTTACAGCCAAGAGCGCAATGGATACAGTGGTTGAGCATTTGACCCTTAAAAAACAGGCATCGAATGCAGGATCTTGATGAGGTCATAGAGATATTGACCGACCCCGAGGTGAAGGCTCACTTCGCTGTACTCCCACCTGAAGAGCAGATGGCTTACGCCGCAAGGATCAAGTGGCTGAGTATTGCCCATGATCACCAGGTTCCCCCGAGTTGGGACTGGTCTATTTGGATGGTGCTCGGTGGACGGGGCGCAGGGAAGACTAGGCTTGCGGCAGAGTGGACGTTCTGGAAGGCTTGGACTAATCCCAAGACTCGGTGGCTAGTTGGAGCGCCAACACACTCAGACCTGAAGGATGTGTGCTTTATGGGTGACTCAGGACTGACCAACGTCATACCTCAGATCTTGATTAAGAAGCACCTGAAGGACGATAACGAGATTACCCTGATCAACGGCTCAATCATCAAAGGCATACCCGCATCGGAGCCTGAGCGCTTCAGGGGGCCACAGTTCCACGGGGGTTGGCTAGATGAGTTGGCGGCGTGGGATTATCTACAGGAAGCCTGGGATCTGCTCAGCTTCTCCATCCGTTTGGGAGACAAGACCCAAGTTGTATGTACGACAACGCCCAAGCCCAAAGATCTGATTGTTGATCTGGTAGGTAGAAACGGGAGTGATGTAGCCCTGACCACAGCATCCACCTACGCCAACATTGACAACCTATCAGCAAACTTCCGCAAGCAGATCGAGCAGTACGACCCTGAGTCTGCACTGTATCGCCAGGAGGTGTTGGCTGAGATCTTAGACCCTGAGCTAACAGGTATCGTCAAGCGCAAATGGTTCAAACTATTCCCTGCCTACAACTCTCAGGGTGAGCCAATGCCTCTGCCCAAGTTTGAGTTCATCTTGCAAAGCTATGACTGTGCATTCACTGAGAAGGCGCACAATGACCCAACAGCGTGTATCACTTTCGGTGTATTCAAACCGATGGATGGTCCGATGTCAGTGCTCATCCTCGATGCCTGGCAAGACCACCTGCAATACCCAGATCTCAAGCCCAAGGTGATGGATGAGTTTGAGACTGTATACGGTGAGGGCAAGGATAAGAAGCGAGTTGAGATGATTCTGGTGGAGGACAAAGCCGCAGGCATCAGCTTGATCCAAGACTTGCAAAGGGCACAGTTACCCGTACAAAGCTACAACCCAGGCAAGGCAGACAAAGTTCAGCGGTTATCAATTGTTGCCAATATCATACGGGCAGGTAGGGTTTGGGTGCCAGAGTCAAGCATGAACAAAGGATATGTAAGGGACTGGGCAGAAGGGGCTATAAGCCAGATCTGTGCGTTCCCTGACGCAACACATGACGATTACGTTGATTCGCTCACACAGGCTCTTAGATGGCTTAGAGACGCAGGATTCCTGAACATTGATCCACCTCCACGTGAAGACTACGATGAGGAAGATTACATTGATGCCAACCCCCAACCAAGGGTCAATCCATATGCGGTATGATAGCGATGGGGTGGAGTTGTGGGTTAGCGCCACATCATCGTTCAACAATCATTTTTTATGGTTTAAGAGTCGAATTGGTAACAAACACTGCTTTATGTGAACCACCCCACCCAAAAGGAACTAAATGATTACATTCGACCAATTTAAAGATTTACTGGTTAACAAGTACAACATCAACCCAAACAATATAACGCCAGATGCTAGGGTATCTGACTTGGGGCTTGACTCACTGGTATTCATTGAGGTGCTGTTTGATGCTGAGGACTTGATTGGTAAGAAGATCCCTGAATCAGCCATAAAGCCTGAGCAGGTTGAGTTAACGGTTGAAGAGCTTTGCACATTGATTAATAGTATCTAGCAAGGGTACACTCAAAGGAATATTGCGAGGTGCTATGCCAAACCCTAAAGCAAACCAACAACCCCTAGATCTAGACAGAATCAAAGCCGATGCAATGAGCATGGGCATACCTGCTAGAGCGTTACTGGACATGATCTACTCTGGTGGACGCAGTGCTATTGCCACCACAGCGGGATTGCCTGCTGATCTGGCTAACACAGCTATTGGTTTGCACAATATGGCGCACGACATTCGCCGTAACAAGTTTGAAGGATATCAGCCAGGATCTATATCTGGTGGCTCTGAGGATATCAAGGGATTGATCCCTGACCTAGCCAAAGACCCCAACTCAATGCTTAACAAGATGGCAAGCACAGCAGGTGACTTCGCTGTTATCCCAGGAGCGGGTACAGCCGCCACAAAGGGTGCAAAGATGCTTGGGCAGGAGATTGCTGATAGGGTTGCTACTGGTCAACGACTTATCCCTGGAGTTGGTGAGCCACAGATGGCTATGCACGTTATCAAGCCTGAGAAGGGTGGTAACTGGGTAAATAAGCAGGTTAACTCTGCTTTAGATAAATTAAAACAAGATACCTTATTAAAGAATAAAACTTATTATTACGGCCCAGAACACGATAAAGCTGTTGAAGAACGAATCAAAGAGCTAAAAGATATAGGTAGCGAAGGTGGATTGCGTGTCGTTAAACATCTAGAAGATAACAAAGATAAGTTTAAGAAGCTTGGCGCATTAAACCAATGGATTGATACCAACCTCAAAAATTATGTTCGTAATGATATGGCCACACCTCATGACCCAATTCGCTTGGGCATTGAGGAACGAGTAGCCAAGGTTGAGGCCAACAACGCTAAAGAGCAAAAGAAGATAGCTAAGTTAGATGAGAAGATTGCTCAGGCCAAACAATCTGGTGATGAAGGTGCTGTAAGAACTATGCAGGCCGCCAGAGATAATTTGGCAATTGAAGCTGAAGATGCTTATGAGTTGGGCATGAAGCATTCTGCTCATGTACCACATGAAAACTTTAGATTTGGAGATAACATCTCTAGATTTGAAGGTATGTCAACTACAAAGCCTTCAAATGCTTGGGAGTTTGTTTCTGACAATGCTTTAGATAGACTTAATAGCAATAGACTGAACGATCCATATGAACAGCATTACAAAACTATAAGTAAAGAACAGCCTGAGCTTTTGGGTCTTAAAGATAAAAATATTTATTCAGTATCTGATCCTCGTAACTTTGCTAACGATCTTGGCTTTGATCACGTTGTAGATACGATCAAACAGCATTTGGATTTGCCTGAAGGCGATAAGTATCATCTCAAGCCTGAGCAACTCAAGAACATAAGCGTTCCACAGATGATGGAACGTGTGGCTAACCAAAACTTAGAGAAAGATATTGCAAGTCGTAACGTAGCGTTACAACAGCAAGAAGGCTTTCCTGTTCTTAAAGAGTATCCATCTGGTCACAAGTGGATTGAGCTTAAGATGCCTGATCCCAAAATAGAAGAATCCCATGTTATGGGTCATCCTTCTGGTTATCCTGATCTTCATGCAGTAATTGATTCGAAAACTGGTCAATCAGTATCTGTTGGCTCAACTCCCGAAGAAGCTGTTAATCTTTACAAAAGAGAAGAGCGTCAGAAACAACTTGAAGACGCATTGACATATGAAGGCGATAAGATGGGTCACTGTGTTGGTGGCTATTGTCCTGACGTATTGCAAGGCAACACAAGAATATTCTCATTAAGAGATAAGCGTGGTGAGCCTCACGTAACAATTGAAGCTAGAAATCCAAAAATATATACTGAAGATGATGTGCTTGATCAATTCCCTGGTGGAGTAACAGATGCTCTTAAAAGAGGAGATATTGGCGCAAAAAAATATATAGCTTCAAAGCTTGAGGAGTTAAACGCAAACTCAAGAACACCAAACATTCATCAAATTAAAGGCAAAGGTAATGGAGCACCTGTAGATAAGTACTTGCCTATGGTGCAAGACTTCCAACGTACTACTGGATTTCCAATTAAAGGAGATATACAAAACTCTGGATTTGTTAATACTCAACCTGAGTTAAAAAAATTTGGAGAAAGTATTGGTTTAAAGGTGCCAGATTATTTAACTAAAGACGAAGAAAATGTTTTACGCCAACAAGTTGCTCCTCATGTTGAGTCAACGGTTAAAAACGCAAACAATTTTTTAGATACTCATCCTGCATTTGAACCTCATCGCCAAGCGAATGAAGTATTTAATAGTGCTCTTAATAATGGTATGTTTTTCAAAGATGAAGAACAATACTCTAAATTACGAAATGCTAGTAATCAACCGTTACATCCAGATATTCCTTATACATATAATGAATTTAAATCAGTATTGAACAATCCAGAAGAACATGGTGAAGGTGATCCATTAAAAACTCAACTATATACTCTTGGAAAAATTGATGAACTGCGTAACAAAGTAGGAGATGTTCCTGCTGTAACCCCTCAAGAGACACAAGGCCTAGCTAAAGGCGGAAGAGTTAAGCGCAAGGTTCATGTTGCTAATGACTTGGATATGATGCGCCATGAGATCCAGATGAAGGATAGCCCCAAAGGATTTGCAGGCGGTGGTGTTGTAGATAAGATGATTGGCAAGGGAATGGCTAGGCTATTCTCTGCTGTGGATAAGACTGCGGCTGAGTTGCCAAGAGCCAAGGGTACTGGCGCTGAATTCATGACAGAGCTTAGCAAGAAGCCTGGCGTTAAGAAGGCTGAATTGGCTGATAGAAACTTGGATGAGATCAAAGCATTACCCAAGATGACGAAGGATGAGTTCAAAGCTGAACTTGCCAAGCGTCCTGTGCCCCAAGTAACTAAGAAGATACTGAGCGAAAATAACGCCGATAAATATTACATAGAACCAGTTGATCCAGATATGGCAAGGCCAAGAGATCCTCACTGGTTGTATGATGAGAATTGGCAAAAAGTTAATGAAGAGCCTTTCATGACAAGACATGATGCTCAATCATATGTCAATGATCTTAAAGAGACTGATAACAATATTCCAAGGTATTCTTCTTATAAATTACCTGGTGGTGATAACTATCAGGAACATTTGTACCAGTTGTCCAACCATCCAGAGGAGTATGAAAGCTCACATTGGGAAGATATTCCAAACGTATTGGCTCATGCTCGTACTGTTGACCGCATGACTCCAGAAGGCAAGAAGATCCTCCACGTTGAGGAAATGCAGTCTGACTGGCATCAAGCAGGTAGGGATAAGGGATATCACGATCCAGAAAAACTGGCTCAAGCAGAAGCCACAATCAACGCATTGAAGGCAGAGCATAAGCGTCTTGGTGAAGTCAAAGCGTTAGCCAAAACTCCCGAAGAACGTGAAGCCATCAGCGAACAAAGATTGGCAATCATGGATCAGATTCGTGATGCCACCATCATGCCCTCTGACCATGTGCCTGATGCTCCATTCAAAAAGAACTGGGAAGAGATGGTTAGCAAGGACTTGGTCAAACACGCTGTTGACAATGGGTATGACGGCATAACATTGACTAATGGTGAAACGCAAGCGGATAGATATAACCTTGGCAAATACATAAACGAACTTCATTTGTCTGGTACTGATTTAGTTGGCTATGATCACAATGGAAATACGGTCATAAAACAAACTGGTGTTACACCAAAAAATTTAAATCAATATGTTGGTAAGAAGGCGGCTAAAAAGTTATTAGATCAGCCACAACAAGGAACATTGCGGTCACTGACAGGTGAAGATTTGTATTTAGGCGAAGGCATGAAGGAGGCTTATGACAAGCGCCTACCAAATGTCTTCAACGACATTGGTAAGCCATACGGCGCTGAGATGAAGCTGAACGCTATGCCAGTACGTACGCCAAAAAACACTGACTTATCCATCACTGATATGCTTCAGCACACCAATACGCCTGAGCAAACATGGTTGGATATGCCTTTTGAGCAGAAAGAGAAGATGATGGATGACTTCGCTACTGCCCAAAACAATAAGACAACTCCTCTGCACTACATGGAGTTCACCCCAGAGATGAAGCAAGGAGTAGGAGAGAACAGTCTGCCTGCGTATGCTGATGGTGGACAAGTGGCTCAGCCAAGGCATGAGTCATTCTTAAACCCATCATTAAGACTGGCTAATGGGCAGGTAACGCTTAATCCTTTGGAGTTCATGCCAAATTACCAAAGAGGTGGAAAAGTCCACGTAGCGGATGATTTGGAGATGATGAGACACGAGATCCATATGTCTGAGGGTGGGGTAATGACTGATGCCGTCCTCAAGAAAATGGGCGATTTTATTAAGAAATCGTCTAAAGAATCTTTTTTGCCTTTAAATTTAAAAAGAGCAAAATCTCCAAATGATCAAGAGATGATGAAAATTGCAGAGCCTGTCATTAGACAAATGACTGGTGAGCACGTAGTACCTGAAGGATCTACCAAGAAAGTTAATCTTGCAGGACGATCAATGAAGGAAAGTCAAAGGCTTAAGGATCTACCTTATTCTTTGACAACCAAAGAGCCTACAGGAAAACCTGATATATATACACCAAAGATTGGAGATGTAAATATTGCTTTCCCTGGAGATCAAACTATATCTGACAGTATATTGCATAGTGTTGGAGATATAGAAGGGATAGATTCAGAGCAGGAAGGTGGTGCTAAATACGGATTGGGCAAGTTACATTTAAAATTGCCAAACTTTTGGGCTTCTGGTGAAGATCCCGCTCAAAGTGCTCAAGACAAAATAAATAGACTTGCAGGTTATTACGATCCTGATCGAGTAATTGCTCAACATTTAGCGATGGGTCCTACATCTAATAATTTTGCAATGCATTTAGCAGATGCAAATCTTCGTGCTACTGATTTTTCAAAAATGACTCCAGAGCAGATGTACAGCTTTGATAACATTATTGCCAATGGATTTGTAAAGAAAAATGCTAAGACTGGTGAATACGAGCATTTCAACTTTCCACACTGGCCTGGAATAGCTGACCCAGAAGGCGCTTACAAAGCCATGCAAAAAGATTCTGAACTACGTAAATGGTATAACAGCAGGATGAAGACTCCTGAGATTACCAGTGCTCATGGATTACCAAATGGATTAGATATTCAATGGGCTATTACAGAACCTTCGCTTCGTAATATGCAAATTAACATGACGGGTTTGTCTGCGGGTGAGGTTGTGCCTGGCGCTGAATTAACGGATACTGCTGATCACAATACTTATGAAAAAGGCATCCGAGGTTTAGCATTACAACCAATAACTCCTCCCAAGCCAGTTCAAATAACTTTTCCAGACGCTACTCAGCATATTCTTGATACAAAACGTGCCCAAGACTTTACTGGAACTCTTCAAAAAGTATTTCCACATCAAGTTGTTGATGATCAATATTTAAATGACGTTGGCAGATATGATGCTTTGATCAAGAAGTACACGGGTCAGAAAAAGGGTGGCAAGGTTAAAGCTAAAAAGGCAAACAAAAAAGCCAAGGTTGAAATAACTAACAACATAAATATTATGCGTCACGAATTAATCGATAGAGGATAAACATGGCAACACAAATGCCCATTGAGCAGGACTACAACCGTCATATTGACGGAATGGAAATGATTGAGAATGAAGACGGCTCAGTCGATTTTGAGATGCCACCAGAGGATATGGAGCTTGAAGAGCTTCCTGATGGTTCTGTTATTGTTCACGATCCAGACTTCAAAGGCCCGACTGATGACAAAAAGTTCTACGCTAACTTGGCTGAAGAGTTTGATGTTAAGGGATTAGCCCTTGAATACATCAACCTGATTGAGAAGGATAAAGAAGCCCGTAAGATGCGGGATAAGCAGTATGAGGACGGTATTAAACGTACTGGTATGGGTAACGATAGCCCAGGTGGTGCGACCTTCTTTGGAGCTTCTAAAGTTGTTCACCCAGTGATGGCTGAGTCTTGCGTAGACTTTGCGTCCAGAGCGATTAAAGAGATGTTCCCACCTGATGGCCCAGTCAGGACAAAGATATTGGGTGATGTTGATGATGTAAAGACCGAACGTGCTGAGCGCAAACGGGATTACATGAACTGGCAACTCACCGAGCAGATTGAGGAATTCCGTGATGAACAAGAGCAGTTGTTGACCCAACTTCCTCTTGGGGGTTCCCAATACCTTAAGCTGTGGTATGACGAGCACAAGAAGCGCCCCTGCGTGGAGTTTCTGCCGATTGACCGTGTGATCGTACCCTTCGCCGCATCCAACTTCTATACCGCTCAGCGTGCAACTGAGGTTCACGAGATTACCGAGTGGGAAGTCAAGATGCGTATCAAGTCGGGTATGTACCGTGACATTAGCATGATCCGTGCGACTATGGAGCCAGAGCCAACGGGTGCACAAAAGGCTAACGACAAGATTGAAGGTAAGAAGTGGCAAGACAACGAGGATGGTGTTAGACGTTTCTATCACACCTATGTTTGGCTAGAGATGGAAGATGACGAATATACCAAGGGCGAGATGGCACCTTATATTCTGATGATTGACACTTTAGACCATGAAGTTGTCGGGTTGTATCGTAACTGGGAAGACGGGGACGAAACCATGACCAAGCTAGACTGGGTTGTGGAGTTCAAGTTCATTCCTTGGAGGGGCGCATATGCAGTTGGTTTACCTCATCTTATTGGCGGTCTTAGTGCCGCCCTTACTGGCGCTCTTCGTGCTTTGCTCGATACTGCACATATCAACAACAGCGCTACTATGCTTAAGCTTAAAGGCGCTAAGGTTAGTGGTCAATCTCAGCAAGTTGAAGTTACCCAAGTTGCAGAAATTGAGGCAGGACCAGGAATCAATGACATTAGGCAAATCGCTATGCCTATGCCTTTTAACCCTCCTAGCCCTGTACTATTTGAGTTATTGGGGTGGTTAGATCAGGCCGCCAAGGGCGTTGTAACCACGGCTGAGGAGAAGATAGCTGACGTTACCGCTCAAGCGCCTGTAGGTACCACACAAGCCCTTATTGAGCAGGGATCTGCTGTGTTCTCAGCTATCCACGCCAGACTTCATGACTCACAAGCCAGAGTGCTTAAGATTCTTGGTAGGCTGAACCGTTGGTACTTGGATGATCAGCGCAAGGGTGAGATTGTCAAGGACTTGCAGATAACCAAGCAAGACTTTGAGCGCAACACAGATGTAGTTCCAGTCTCTGATCCACACATCTTCTCTGAAACGCAGAGGATGGCTCAGTCTCAGGCCGTAATGGCGCTGATGGATAAGTATCCTGCCCAGTTCAACCAGAAGGCTGTGCTTGAGAGATTCTTAAAGCAGATGAAGGTGCCTGGCATTAACGAGTTAATGGTTGATGCGGCTGAGCCACATAAGCACAATGTTGCAGAAGAGAACGTGGCTATGTCCTTGGGTCAGGGAGCGTTTGCTTATCCTGAGCAAGATCAGTTGGCTCACATCCAAGGGCACTTTGACTTTGTGATGAACCCATTGCTAGGACAGAACCCGATTATCGGACCGCAGTTGATTGGGCCAATGATTGAGCATTTGAGACAGCACATCACGCTCTTATACCTTGAGATGATGAAAAAGTACGCTACTCAAAGCGACAGAAAGCAGTCTATTCAGTACGAAAATGAAAAATACACGGCTCAGATTGACCAGATATTTGCTATGGCATCACAGCACGTTGGTCACGATTTAGGTGAGAAGGTATTTGCACAGTTGGTACCAGACTTTCAGCATCTTATCCAGATGCAACAGCAGTTTGCACCCAAGCCACAGCTTGATCCAGACGCACAAGCGCTCATCCAGACCTCAATGGCTGAGACACAGCGCAGAACCGAGCGTGATAAGCAAGAGATGGCACTCAAGGGTCAGCAGATCCAGGCTGATACACAGCTTGAGCAGGCCAAGATTACTAGCGAACAACAAAGAGAGCAGGCACAAAGGGAGTTAGATATAGCTATCAACTCTACTGATAACCTGACAAAAGAGCGTATAGCTTCAGCGGAACTCACCCGAGACGCCGCTAAGCTTCAGCAAGAGCAGTATGACACTGCAATTTCGCTTCAAAACGAAGCACAACGACACTTAGGAGGTCAACATGGCGAGTGATGCAGAGCAAAAGGGTATTAACGTGCCCATGCATAAGAGATTAGCCCAGGGCGAGAAGCTTGATGGGACAAGTTTGGGTTCTAAAGGCGAAAGCCAGAAGAAACAAAGTGGCCTAGCTCACACAAGTAAGAAAAAATGAGCGGGTTTGTCGGAGATCTGATCAGTAAAGTGAAGGAAATGCAGGGCGATATCGGGCTATCTCTAGCAGGTGGCTCCGCTATGAACTGGGAATCCTATCAACGCATGGTCGGGATAAACATTGGACTGCAAAAAGTCTTGGATTTGATAGAACAACAACTAGAAGAGGAAGAAAAAGATGAGTGATACAGACTTGGCATGGGCTTTTCCTGCTGTAGAAGCAGGTGTAGAGCCTTTGGGAGCACGAGTACTTGTTCAACTAAAGAGAACGAAGAAGAAAATGACCGCATCTGGCATTATTCTCGCCGAGGAAACTCGTGAGAACGAAAAATGGCAGAACATGGTCGCAAAAGTCATTGAGATTGGCCCGTTGGCCTACCGTAACCGTGACACGATGGAGGCTTGGCCTGAAGGTTCATGGGTAAAGGTGGGTGATTACATCCGTGTCCCTAAATGGGGTGGGGATAGATGGGAAGTTGCAGTGCCTGGGGAAGATCACGTTGAAGATAAGGCCATGTTTATGGTTCTTAACGACCACGAGGTTATCTCTAGGGTTAAAGGAGATCCGTTAGCAATGGCGGAATATGTGTAAATGCGTGCAAGACTACCGTAAAGAGGGAAAAGCATGAGTGAAGTAGCAGAAAGCAAAGAAGAAGACTTAAAAGTCAAAGAAGAGATGGACGGTTCAGCAGTGGTTGACCTTCCAGATGACATCAAAAGCCCCGATGCAAGCGAAAGTGAAGCAGAAGGTGGAAGTGTCAAGGCAGAATCCTCAACAGAGGACAACGATCATCCTGATGACTCCGATGAGGTACGTCAAGAGAAGATCAACCGTAGGAAACTACGCCGTCAAAGAGCGAAGCAAGATCATGCCGAGAAGGATATCAAGCTTCAGCAACTAGAAAGAGTTAACCGTGAGTTAATGGAACGACTCTCTAATGTTGAAAGACGCACACATGGCGCAGAATTAGCGAGGGTTGACAAGGCTATAGAGGACGCTGAGCTTCAGTTCCAATATGCCAAGCTCAAGCTTCAAGAGGCTACTCAAGCGGGTGATGGCGAGGCTTTGGTTAAAGCGCAAGAGATGTGGTACGAGTCTAGACAGAAGATCGAATCACTGAAAAACGTGAAAACTCAGGCGGTTAAGCCAAACAATGACCGTAGCCTGCCCGATCCACAGATACAGCGCAACGCCGCAGAGTGGATGAAACGTAATGACTGGTATAGCCCAGATAGCGGTGACGAGGATACTGAGATTGCAAAGATTATTGACAAACGACTGATCGAAGAGGGTTGGGACCCAAAGAATCCTGCCTACTGGGATGAGTTAGATAATCGCTTGCAAAGACGTCTCCCGCACAGATACAATGACAGCACAGACGATGAACCTGTAGTTAGACAACGACCTAGGAATGTTGTGACGAGTTCAGGACGTGAATCATCAGCGGCAAGTGCAGGCCGTAACACCTTCACACTCAACCCCGAACAGGTGAGAGCAATGAAGGACGCAGGATTCTGGGATGACCCCCAGAAGAGAGCAAAGATGATAAAGCGTTATGCAATGGAAGCACGTTCACAAAGGAGTAATTAATTATGGAATCACGTTTAAAAAAATCTTTGAATGCAGGCGGTAGACAGAATCGTGCTCAGCAAGATGAATCCCGCAAGGCACCAGAAGAGAAGTTCGTCTCAGCACAGGAACGCCGAAAGATGTGGAGTGATGAGTGGACACAAAGAGCATTGCCAGATGTCCCTGAAATCCCTGGTTGGCACGTGTGTTGGTTATCAACTACTAACTCATATGACAGCATTGACAAGCGGATTCGTCTTGGATACGTCCCAGTGAAAACTGAGGAAGTACCACAATACGAAAGCCACAAAGTCAAATCAGGTGAACACGTTGGATATGTGTCTTGCAACGAAATGTTACTGTACAAGATCCCTATGGATGTGTATCAGGAAGTAATGCAACACTTCCACCATGATATGCCTCTTGAGGAAGCGAACAAAATTCGCATCCAAGCGGAGCAAACAATGGGTCGAGACAGTAATGGCAAGTCACTTGGAAGACTAGAAGGTGAAGGTATTGGCAAAATTGATGAACCACTTCCCGCACCCGTATTTTCTGGGTAGGTGAAGTAACTAAGGAGTTTTGCATATGTCAGCATTATTGCAACCCTTCGGTTTACGCCCTGCGTTCCATCCATCAGGTTTGGATCGTGCTCAGGCGTTAGCAGGAGGAATCACTTCTGGATACTCTTCAAACATTTTGAAGGGTCAGCCAGTTAAATACTCTGCGTCAGCAGGTGTAATCGTCCCCGTATCAACTACAGAAGCGTTTTCTGGCGCATTTGCAGGTTGCGAGTGGACAGACTCAACAGGTCGCCGCCGTGTTAGTAACTACTGGCCTGCCAGTACTACATACATCACTGGATCTTGCATTGCTTATTTCTACAACGATAACAACATCGTTTATGAAATCCAAGCAGACGGATCTATGGCTCAAACCAGTATCGGTAATGAGTACAACTTCAGCAATATAACCAATGGTTCTACTACCACAGGTCTGTCACAAGCGACACTAGGCGCTTCTACAGCAGTAGGTAATAGTTCACAAGGTCAAATGCGTGTTGTTGATCTTTCGCCCGTTCCAGGCAATGCTTGGGGCGATACATACACTATCGTTCGTGTTGTTGTATCAGCATCTCAGATGTTCGGTAGCTTCACTGCGTTCGCTTAAGGAGTAAATTATGGCCGCACCAATGCGAAGTACGGACTTTAGAAGTATTGTCGAACCTATCCTTAACGAATGTTTTGATGGCGTTTACGATCTCCGTGAAGACGAATGGTCACGTGTTTTCCGTGAACAAGAAGGTATTCCACGTAACTACCATGAAGAGCCAGTTCTTTATGGATTTGGAGCCGCACCTCAACTGCCTGATGGAACACCAGTGTCCTATCAGCAAGGTGGTGTACTCTTCCTCCAACGCTATATCTACTCAGTGTATGGGCTTGCCTTTGCATTGACTAAAGTGTTGGTAGAAGACGGCGACCATATCCGTATTGGACAAGTTTACGCTCGTCACTTAGCTCAGTCTTTGATTGAGACAAAAGAGACACTAGCCGCAAACGTGCTCAATAACGCTTTCAACTCCAACTATGTTGGTGGTGATGGTGTATCTTTAATCAGCGCATCACACCCAATCGTGAACGGCACTTTCTCTAACCAGTTGTCTACTGCGGCAGTTTTGTCACAGACTTCTTTAGAGCAAATGTTGATTCAGATTCGTAATGCTGTTGACAACAATCAGAAGAAAATTCGCTTGGTTCCACGCCAATTGGTCGTGGCTCCTGGTAACATTTTCCAAGCTGAAGTGTTGCTCAAATCAGTATTGCGTACAGGTACTGCCAACAACGACATCAACCCCGTTAAGTCTATTGGCTTATTGGATGAGGGTGCCGCTGTTCTGTCACGTTTGACTTCATCTACCGCATGGTGGGTACAGACAGACGCACCAGAAGGCATGAAGCTGTTGATGCGTAGACGTTTAGAGAAGACTATGGAAGGTGACTTCGAGACTGACTCTATGCGCTATAAAGCAACTGAGCGTTATGCAATAGGATGGACAGATCCTAGAGCGCTCTTCGGTACACCTGGCGTGTAATCCATCTGGGGAGGGAGTCAAATCTCTCCCCTTTTTCAAATTCTTATGAGCTTCATGGCTAAAGGAACAAAAAATGCCTCAATTTTCAGATGACCTATTCTTAGGTAGTGCCCAATCAAATGCGGGTACAAACGTAAACAGCAATTTGGGTGATCCATCACCAATGTCCTTGGGTTTTGGCCCAATGGGTCGTGTTTTTCTTTATGACACAACTGCTTCAGTTGGAACAACTGCGGCTGTTTTAGCGGCTGTTACACCTACTACAGCAACGACTTATAGTGGAACTTCACTTGCGGCGGCATCAGCATCTGCGGGTACAACTCGTGTTGTTCGTGGTGACGGTACGACTGTTGTTCAGTTCGACTATCCAAGAGCAGTAGCAATTACTACTGGTTCTTTTACTGCCGCTACTTTTGTAACGGCTAACATTGCCACTGCCGCATCTGGCGCAGGTGGTACAACTGGTTCTTTCGTTGTTTCAACAACTCCTCTCGTTGGATTGGCAGTTGGTCAAACAGTGACTGTAACTGGAACTAACTCTGGTACTTCTGGACTTGCGGCAGGTACATACCTGATCTCTGCAACGAACGGTACTACAACATTTACACTGACCACAACTACTGGTGGCGTTGTAACTACTACTGCGGCAGGATCAAACACTGGTTTGACTTTCACTAACTCCATTACTGCTGTATCAGCAACTGTGTCTGGATACGATTACTACGGTCAGCCAATGACTGAGATCATCCTAAATAGCACATCATCTGCTACTCAAGTAGTTGGACGTAAAGCCTTCTTCCAGGTTTACTCTGTTACTTTTGGAGCCGCATCTGGTATTGCAATGTCAGCAGACACATCTAATGTGTTAGGCTTACCTGCTCGTATCTCTGATGCGTCATACATCATAAGCAATAGATTCAGTGGTTCATTATCAAATGACTCTGGAACTTTGGCTTTGGGTTACTACTCCAACACAACAACTTATGCTACACAAGCTGTAACTGGTTGGACAATCGCTTCTCCTGGCGTATTAACAGTTGGTTATTCACCTGCAAGCGGATCAATCGTTCAGTTCACAGGTACACCTCCAACTGGCGTTAGCACAGGTACTAACTACTGGTGGACATACGTTTCTGGTACGACTGGTAAGATTTCAACAAGCCAAGCCAACTATTTGGCAGGTGTGTTTGTAAATACTTCTGGTTCATACACAGCAAGCGCTTCCAGTATGGTTCCTCAGTTCACTTCGACTTCTGTAACTCCTGATGTACGTGGTACATATACACCTGGTGGTACATTAAACGGATTGGCAAGACTGGTGCTTACACTCGGTTTGACAGCAATCCAAGTTGGCCCTAATGCTACGGCAACAGGTCTGCTCGGTATCACCCAAGCTTAAGGAGACTAAATTATGGCTAAAGCAACAAAAGGGGCAGGCGGTTTCAGCCAAATGCCAAAGATGATCACCGATGAGCCTTCAGTTATTCTGAAGCTCAAAAAAGGTGGATCTGCTACTCATAAAAAGGGTGGAAAGCACGAAGAGCATGGTCATAAGACTATGCACAAAGCTATGGGCGGAATGATGGACGGTGCAACCACTCTGCCTGCTCGTGGTGGAATGGCTCCTGCTATGGCTCCTAAGATGGGTGCTCTTGCGGCTCGTAGGGCGGCGATGAAGGGTATGCCAACTCCTTTGATGAAGAAGGGCGGAAAAGCTGAAGGCGGTAAAGAGCACAAAGCTGAAATGCATGAGATCAAAAAAGTTGAAAAAGAACTTAAGCATCACGAGCATGAAAAGGCAGGAAAGGCTCATCATGGTCTGAAAAAAGGCGGTCACGCTAAGAAGCATTTTGCTAAAGGTGGCTCAGCAATGGGCAAAGGGATCGACAAGTTTGAGACTAAGACTACTGACGAAAAAGCACCTAAAAAGTTCTTAGAAACCGAAATGCATGACGGTGAGCACCATGATTCAGTGCATGGCACTGGCATGGTTAAGGAAGGAAATGCAGGTGGTTTCAAGCATGGTGGTAAAGTTCATAAGATTTCTGGTCATCCAGAGGGTTCTCATGAGCACCACAAGGCTATGTGCAAAGGCGGTAAGTACGCTATTGGTGGCACTGTTTCCGACAATGTTGCTAAGAAGTTTGAAAACACAATGATGGTTGATGGCGAACACCATGATTCAGTACACGGTACTGGCGAGGTAAAAGAGTCAAACGCAGGTGGATTTAAACACGGCGGAAAAGCTCATCACAAGCATGGTGGCAAACACCACTACGCTAAGGGTGGCAATGTTGCTCCTGACCTTAACCTGAAAGACACTGTTGAAGGTGGTGACTGGGAAAACCGTCCTGCTGACACAACTAAGCCTGGTGTGCGTATGCAGACTACTGGTGCTGTCAAGGAAGGTAATGCAGGTGGCTTTAAGCACGGAGGCAAGGCTTCAAAAAAGCACTTCGCCACGGGGGGCGCTGTTAATAAACAGGGTTCTGCTGTGGCTATGCCTCAAGG